GGTCAGGGCGTTCCAGATTTCCAGCCGGTCAACCGTGGCCACACCGTGGGGTCAGGGACCGGTTTGCTTCGTTCAAGGCGTCCTGCGCGCTGGTCGCGCCGATCATGATGCTGCCATAGCGGTAGGATGTCAGCCCGGGGGCTGCGCAATGGCGTTCGGTGTGGTGGTTCATGTGCTCCGCTCCTGCCTGCAACGCGGCACCGTCGGCGTGTGACTGTAGTGGTGGAATGCACTGGGTCGATAGTCTATCGGCCCGTAGGATGCGCGCGGGTCAGCAATGTCGCAGTCGACAGCGGCGGCGTGGGCTTCGTGCATGGCTTTGTCAATGTCCATACCGAGCCATGTCAGATCAGCGCCGTTTTTCTCGCACTGTCGCCGCGACATCTCTGAGTAATCCTTACCGCTTAGTGCAGCCTGCCGCTTGCGCATGGCGATGAGGTTTTTGATATGGATTTGGAGGCGGTTCAGGTCTGTAAGTTTCATTTTATATCCGCCCGATCACTGCGCCGTCGTCCAGGTCGCCAGCGGACGCGGTGAACGCTTCAAGCGCAAGGGCGTGGGCTTCGGTGTATAGGTGCATTGATTTACTCCAAAAAGAAACGGGGCAGGATCGCCCCGCCCCATTGATATGATCAAACCGCGCCAGCCGTCAAGCGGTTTTTTTCGCCGCGCCTTGGCGCTGATACATGATCTCCCGAACCGCGACGGGGTCCAGGGGGTCAACGGTCGCGCGATAGGGCATCAGGACCGCGAACGCGTTGGGCGTGTCGGCGAACGTGATCAGGGCGGGGCTTCCGCCGTTGTATCCGATATGCAGGCCGGTCGCGCCACTGCCCAGAAGCCGGGCTTGCTTACCCAGGTCGGCAAGGTAAATCGGTTTGTATTGCGCCGTTTCGCCGGTGATCTTTTGCGGCACAACGCGGGTGATGTCAGGAAACGTGCCGTCAACGGTATCCATCGCAACATCGTTCAACGTCGCGCGGCGGATGCGATATTCGCCGTGGTCCAGTTTCAAATCCACTTCGACCGTGCTTTTGTGCAAACTGGTGAGCGCCTTTTTCAAGCCATCGGTCGGCAGGATCACGTCAAAATCAGGACCGGCAAAAGACAGCTTTTGCATCGCGCAAAACAGGCGGTGTCCATCGGTCGCGGTGATGCGCAGGTGATCAGCGTTCCGCAGCAGATGGACACCGCGCAGATAGTAGCGCGTTTGCTCGGTGGATACGGAAAGCATGGCGGCTTTGAGGAAAGCAACATTCAGGGAAATCATGGTCTAAACTCCAATTTGATCAGGGCGGTTAGTTTGGTCATCGTGAAACTCCAAAAAAGTCAGGGCGGGATTGCCCCTGCGTCAAAAGTAGAGGCAAAGCATTTATGCCGTCAATAGGTTTTTATTTGTCTTGGTCCCGTTTCTGTTCTTCGCACCTCCGCCGCCATTCTTCGCGCCAATCGGTCGGGCGGTTCAAATAGTCCAGAACCTTGTTCAAAAGCCAAAGCATCTACGCCGTCCCCGATCAAAACAACGGGGCAGAACGGCAGGCTTCATAAAGCGCGCCCTCAAGGCCATGATACGGGATCGCTTCCCATCGGTCGCCATAAGCGGGCCGGACGCAAGTAAATCCGTGCGGCGCAACATCTTCGCTAGGGTATCCATCGCTGTCACGCAATGGCAAAATCCGGCCGTATCCTTCCGGCACGTCGTGCGCCCCATGTATTGCAAAAACATAAACGCGTTCGGCCATCGCTGTCGCTGCCATCATATCGGCAAGCGCCTTCGCGCCTTCGACGCACATCTGGTGGTATTCTTTCATCAATCTTTCCCCCACTGGTTCCAACCCATCTGCCCTTCGATGGTGTCGGCCTCAAACTCATATATGTAGGTCACGGTCATCGTGGCCCTGATCTTGAAATTAGGCATTGTGGTTCTCCAAAATTAAACAGGGGCAGGATCGCCCCTTCGCCGAACCTAGCGCGCATCCGCCTTAACCGTCAACCCCTTTTCTTTCGGCAATCGCTTCAAAGATCGGTGCCCAGGTCTTGGGCGACTCCAGCCGCAGGACAGGGGCCAGGTGCAGGCCCTTGATCGCCAAATCGGCAGCCTGCCGCGCGTGATACAGGGAAATCGTGCAATCCGCCCCCCTTCCCGCCTTGCGGACCAGTATCCAGACGCTCGCATGGCCGTGGCGGGCCATATAAGCCACCTGTGACGGCCTCAGGGCCACCGCAGCCCCTGACCCCTGGCTTTTGAGCTCTACCTTGTGGAAAGCTCCCATATCGTCGCAAAGCTCCACATCGGGGATGCCCGCTCCAATCGTGGCTTCAATCCGCATCGCCCTCCACGTCTTTGTCGACGGCACGCGGGACAACTGCGCCTTCATCTGCTTCCAAAAGGCGGCTTCTGACTTTTTGACGATTGCCTGCGTTGCTGCCTTCAGGGGTGACGTCAATGGTGACTGGTTCATATTGCTGCTTCAACTCCGCAATGGCTTTCAGGACTTCTTCTTTGCTCATGCTGTCGATGGTGCCGTGCCTGATCTCCGACTTGCTGACGTAGATATCGCCTTGCGCCTGGCCCCGCCGATACTCCGCTTGGACCGCAGCGGAATAAGCGCCGTTCTCAAGCGCCTTGTCGCGGATCACTTGCAGATCGCGCAGGTGGCGCTTGTAGTCGATGCCGTACTTCCGGTCCAGCTGGGCGCGGAACTCTCGGATCGCCCGAACGACGTGGGGGCTGATGTCAGGGTTTGTCATTTCCCACGCCCTCGCATGGGCGCTCTTTTCGGGAAAGCCAGCATTGATCGCCGCATCGCGCATCGTGATCATTCCATCCTTTGCCACAAGCTCTTTGACGAAGAGCTCTTCGCGGCGGGACAGGGGTTTGTCCTCAGGGGCATACTTTCGGGCCCTGGCGCGAACCTGCCGCTTGGCTTCGGGTTCAACAACATATCGGGGTGTGGCTTTGGCCATAATTTACTCCTACGTTAAAATCCGTAAGATATTTACCAACAGGGGCCTGGGCCATGTCAAGAGCCCGATCAGGGGGGCCTGCCGGACCCCTCCCTTAATTCCCCTTTCTATATATAGGGCCAAGAAAAAGTTTTTCTCAAAAAAAAATCAGATGACCCCTTAACGACTTTTCGCGATTAACAAAATCCCGTCCTCTCTGACCGCCCCCAAAAGCGCCCTGACCCGCGGTCCGCGGTCCGGCTCTCGCCCTCCGCCCTCCGCCATTTCCGACCCTTGATCGCCGCCAGCCCGACCAAAATCCGACCTCGCCCTCCGACCAAAATCCCCCTGACCCCCGGACGCAAAAACCCGCCCACAAGCTCCACGCTTGGGACGGTTACATCGGTTACATTTTTAGTTTCAATAAAATGTTGCCGCTTTTTGCAGCATCGCCCTTATTTTACAGGGCTTCAGGGCTGGGTTACATAAGTGGCACCGGTTACGGCCATTTGTTCGCTTCACTCGCGCTTCGCGTTTTACCCCTGTAACCCGCGTAACTTTGTAACCGTCCGTTTTACCCTTTTACTTTCAAACACTTACCCGACTTTTGCGGTTACATTTTTCATTTCCAAATATGTAACCGGTGTAACCTTTTCCTCTTTTTTGGAGTTCCGGGCCATGTCTGAACCTACCTCTTTTCTGTCCTCCGCCGCAACATCTTTTTCCCCGGGCCGCGGTCCGCGACCCCTATCCCATTGATCTCTAACAAAACTTTTCTGCCCGTGATGCGCGAACCGTTATCCCCGACCTTTGAAACCCGGTCCTGACCCTTGTTCCGTGGTCCGCGACCCCTATCGCGTTCTTGACATTTTCCCCATCAATATAACCTATCAAAATAACCTGTCAGTATAATAATGGGAGGAATTGCAACAATGGATCACTTTGACAACATGATGAGGGGTCGTCGGTTTGAACTGTCAAGTATTCCTTGACAGTTGTCTCCGTCCAGCACATGCGGCGCGTGATGCTTGGCCCACATATAGGCGTCCAGCCTGTCGGCAAAGCGCAGACGCTCATATTCGTCCGGCGTCTCATAAAAGTCAGACGCATGCCTGGCGTGTTCCGCCGACGATCCGCCGATGATGGTTTTTCCCGGTATCATTGGCCTGTCGCTCTGAGCAGAATGCCGAGGGCGACAGTTTTTGCGGCCCAATCCACGGCGGGGTCGTCTGTCTTGGTGGACTGGATGAGCAGGTCTGCCGCTTGTTTGATGGCTTTTTCGAGCATTTCTATCTTTTCTTCGGGGGTCATTGGTTTGTGCTTTCTGCATGTGCGTCACGGACAAGTTCGGTGATGTATTCGGCCACGGATTCGCAGCCCATTTTGTCTGTTTCCTTGGCCATCCAGTCCAGTTGGGCTGGTGTCATCGCCAGCAAGATGTCGCTCATAAACCCCAGCTTGATGCGGCGGTTAGCGAACAAGTATTTCACCTGCTGGCGCGGTGATGCTTTGACCTTGCGCGGCGGGATCATGCCCGCCTTGCGGGCCTCGACGACGCCGCGGACGACTCTGTTGTATCCGAGGCCCGTGGCCAGTTGGATGGCAGCGTAGCTGTGGCCTGCCCTGTGCATTTCTGCGACGCGTCGCGTGTCATCACCCATCATGGCCGTGCCACCGGGCGAAGGAACGCAATGCCGGTATCGCGGCAGTATGCGTCCACTTGTTGGCCCCAGAGTTCTTCCAATGTTTCGACCATCGCAGGCATCTGGTCGCAGACTGCTGACGTTTTGCCGGTGATGTGGCCGACTTCCATGCTGCCGATTGCGAATATGATTA